GCCCGCCATCATCGCATCATTCTGTTTTAGAACTGCGGTCGTGACCATTGACAAGCCTTTAAGGAACAACCCCACTGCCAGACCAGCTGGGCCTAAAGTTTTACCAAATGATAATGCTGCGTCTCCGGCTGAACTAACTGCCGAATTATATTTTGATAAACCGCCGCCTGCTTGTAATAGACTAGAAGAAAATGCGCCTACACTAGCACCCAACTGATTTAATGCTTGTTTGTGAAGTGATATAACCCTGGCTTCTTCTTCTTTGGCCTTGGCTAATTGTTTTTCAGCTTCAGTTAACTGTCCCAATGCCTTAAACAGTTCATCAGCTTTTCCCTTACCAATACCAAACGATCCGGCTATTCCAGCAGAGGCACCAGATAGACCTTTCATTGATGCGCCAGTTTGCCCTACTCCCCCGATTAATGCCAGCACAGCAAGTTGAAGTTCTCTTATCTGTTTCGCTGCCGCTTCGGCAGAGTCTGCTTGAAGCGCATTGGCTTCAGCGGATTTTCTTGCTGCATCTTCTTCTTCGGGTGTCATAGCCATTTTATTTTCTCCAATTTTAAACTACTAAATAGTTTATTACTATATATTTAGTATTGGGCAACACCTATCTTTCAAAGGAATACACATGGCAATCGAAAATAACCCCCTTAGACAATACTTCCGTAGACCAGCAATCTATTTAAAACTACCTAGCGGTGGGAAAAACTATGCGCCCGGTGTTATTAACATGCCAGAATCCGGTGAATTACCAGTGTATCCAATGACAGCAATTGACGAGATTACAACAAAAACACCAGATGCGTTGTTCAACGGCACTGCTGTTGTTGAGATTATAAAAAGCTGTGTCCCAGGAATTACTGACCCATGGAATCTTAGTAGTGTTGATTTAGATGCGGTATTGATTGCTGTGAAGTCAGCTACTGGTGGTAACGATCTTGAAGTAAATTCAGTATGCCCCAAGTGTAGTGATGAAGGAAAGTATGGGGTTAACCTAGTTGGATTGCTATCCTTGTTAAAAGCCGGTGATTATGACACTGAGTTAGTAATTAATGAGTTAACATTTAAATTCAGACCACTGACTTTTAGAGAAATGAACCAAGCAAGTCTTGGTCAATTTGAATTACAACGAGTATTCAATTCAATAGAGTCCATTACTGACTTTGATGAAAAGACAGCCAAGACTAAAGAAGCACTAAAAACTATAACTGATGTAACTATGAATATTTTATCACAGACGATTGAATATATCAAGACACCATCTGCTTTCGTTGATCAAAATGAATATATTCTAGATTTTTTAAGAAACTGTGATAAGAATGTGTATGTTCAAATCAGAGATTACAATGCCACACTAAAACAACAGACTGAAGTCAGACCACTAAAAGTAAAATGTGTTAGTTGTGGACATGATTACGAACAGCAATTTACACTGAATACATCTGATTTTTTCGATTAAGGCTTCTGCATCTGAGCCGAGAAGATGTACAGAAGCTAATAGATGGAATGGAAAACGAGTGTAATGCGATTAAAAAAGACGCCCTCAGTTTTTCTTGGTATATGCGAGGCGGCGTGTCTTATGAAGACGTGTTGAATATGTCTAGTTCTGAACGAAGTCAGATAAATGAGATTATTCAGTTCAACATGGAAACTACCAAAAAATCACAGCTTCCATTTTTCTAATTATATGCTACATATACCAATCACATATGCCAGTGGTACAGGTGGACATTTTGTGTGCTACTTACTAAATGCCGCGCATATAAATAATCATACCAAGATACTACTAAGTTCTACTGGAAATGCTCATAATTCTGGGTTAGGATTTTGTATCGGTGGCGGCTTTGTTTCTGATGATACTAAAAAAAAGACAGAGATTTTAGCATACGCAAATTCTAATGAAGAGCGCAATAAATTCTTAGCAGTTCATTGTGCTGACTTTGAATTTTTACAAGCTTCCTTTAAGAAAATTATAGTAATAACGTACTCCAAACAAAATATTCAAGAAATATCAACTATATTTTCAAACAAATGGAGATCAAATATTTCTAGAGTGGAGCACGATCATGAGAGAGTAAAGAAGCGCATGGATACAATGTTGCGGTACTCTACGCTTGAATCAATTTACGCAGATACATTATTATCTAGTGATTATATAATGAATTTAAGTTGGGATAATCTTTTTAAAGGCAATGCGAGCGAATTAGTGCGAGCACTAAGTAAATTTACACAAATACCCGTAGAAAATTTTAACATACCAAATTTAATTTATTGGCGCAAACTAACAAATGATGGATTAATCAACTGTGAAAAATAATAGACGAAACTGTTCATTTATTATAAGAGGGTTATGTCATTTCTTCTAGAGATGAACAAGTTCATCTTATCCCTTCGCTATCGCTCGGGATATAATTAAATTCTTTCTTATTCTAAAAACTCTTTAACATTCATAACGGGCTTAATCTTAATCACTTGCTGATTTGAGCCATGGTAGTGCTAAACAGCACTACCAAATGGTTTACGGGTATCTTGCTATGACCGTCTGCCTTCTGTTGTTTATCCCTCAAATGATTAAGCGTCAATTATCATTTGCCACCGGTCGCCCTCTAAAGTAATTATAGGTCTGTAGTAACGTCAATGTGATATGTCCTATCACACCCACGTTAAGCAACGCACATTCTGTAGCATCAAAACAAAGTAGCTACAGACTTGTTCGGGGTTCGATTTGTCGATTGCCCCGTCGGTATTCCTCGGGTTTTACTAAACGACATCATATAAATGAATAATGATGTAACCCGAGCTATACTCCAGAATCTGACGGCACAGCACAATCTGTACAGCCTCAAGGAGAGTCAGGGTGCCCTGACCAAACGAATTGTTATTTTATGGTTATTTGTGAGTTGGAAGTATTAATTGACGTGGTGTCTATTAGAGCTATGATTGACGTGGTGTCTGTTGGTGTACCTGAGTACGTTTGAAATAGTGCGGCATTGTGTTTAAAAAAGTCATCGAATTCGACAAGCAACCAATCGCCATGTTTGCTTGAAGAGTAATACATAAAGTTATCAGTGATCCAAGTAGCGCCGCATTGCACAGCAACATACTTGCCCTTACTGTCAAACTTCATAAACAAAATATTTACATCATTTGGTTTGGAAACAGCCATAAGCTGTTCCAGTGATGTATCAAATTGGTTACAGTTACCAGAAAGAACTAAATGAAACGGAAAATCAGTAAGAATCTCAGTTTTGTAGTTGATAATAGAACTGGCAAACGAATTTACCAGGATATTAACATCCGCATTGAAATTTGAGACTGATGATACACTTGACATACTATTACTTATGCTGGTTGAATTATCGCCGTATTTTTTTGAGTTACTTTAATATAATGACTTTGTATTTGACGACAGGCTAGTGTCTTGGTATAATTTTGTATTAACATTGTGTTCAACACATATTCTACTAGAAATTAGCTGATAATACAATCTCTTTGGATACCTAATTGCGCTTCATTGCGAATTCTTCCGGAGTCTCTGCTGGTGGAATAAATTTGATACCTGATATCAATCCATTATAATACTTACGCTCACCGTTTGGTAGCCGGGTTCTGAGTACTTCTTCGGTTATTTGTAATCTAACTTCAGCATAGACTAATGATGCTCTGGTTTGGTGAAGTGAAACAATTTCAAATAGATAGTTATCTTTACCATTGGCCGCGATAGCTAGATTTAACCTAACCGAAGATCCTTGGTATTTTTTCCAGTCAGACTCTTTGGTCACTTTTTTCTTATTGACCTTACCCTTAACTGCTACTCGGAGATGTTGATGAAGTTGCTTCTTACCAACATATTCCATCCCGGTGTTAATTTCAGTAATTCGATAAAGAAACCCAAACCAGTCTTTAATTTCAAACTCATGCGGGAAAACCCAGTGACCTGTATCCATATAGAATATTTATCACTGGGTTTAGGTGAGTTATTTAGTTATGACATCACGAGTCAATATCTTTGATTTTCCATTGATTTTTAAAATGTTTCATATTTTTAGGATTAGCTTGGTTATCAGTATCACATGTAATAAAACATATTGGATTTGTATTGGCGGTGTTCCAGGCTGTGGTTAAGTTAATAAAATTTCTATCTTTGGATATTTCTGCTGCGCCATCATTTAATGGTGATCCTTTGTGCAAAAAACAGCACGGCAATATTTCGCCATGGGCAGTAACATATAAACTTTGATCTGACATAGCTTTACATGTAATCATATATATTTTTCTCCAATAGGTGGTTGAATAGAAGGGGCAATCATAATATTAAATCTTCTACTTACTTTTACTCGAAAATTAGCAAATCCCATATCTTCTGATAGTTGTCTAGCATCTTCTACTTGATGCTCATTATGCCGAAACACTAAGAACTCCCAATGTGCTCTTCCTCCTGAACTAATGAAACTAGCAGCATTCTTCATTATTTTATTGAAGTCAGTATTAACACGGTGTATATGATTAGTATCCGTTAATCCATCTATTCCAAAATAACACCAATCACCTTCATTACATAGTACAGTTCCTAGCTCTTTCCACCATCTAGCTGATCGTAGTCCGCCGTTACTATGGATACTCAATCTAATAGTTGGATTTATCTCTCTAAAGTACTTAAATATTTCAATCGTATCAGGCGCTGCAGCAGGATCGCCGTACGTTCCGCACATAAACATTGAGTCTAAGTTAGCGATAAAATCTACACTAAATAACTCTTTGACCCTGTTCAAAGATAAACTTACAGCATTTTTTTTATTAAAATTTTTATCAGTTTCTCTCATACACAACGGGCAAGCAGCATTACATACACTACTTGTTTCCATATGTAATTCTTTAGTATTTTGTATGTTGAACATTATTCCATTTCTACTGAGGTAGAGTAACTAGTAAATCCATTTTCTTTTATCACTTTAAGTACACTAGGAACACGACCCGCGAGTTCTTCTCGGTGACTAACTAACCAGATAGATTTGTTACGTCTGCGAGACATGTCCTTAAGAATTGCGATACTGTTTTCAACTCCAACTGTATCAAGCCCGCTATCAATCAATTCATCAATGAACAGTGTATTTATCGGGGTGTATAGATTCTCCCACACATCACGGAAAGCAAAACTCAATCCGAGAATTAGCCGATTGCGCTCACCTCGCGACAAATTATCAAAGTCCAGCTCACGTCCTAATTCTGTAATCTCAACATTCAGGTCATTTTGAAATACTACTTGATGCGGTAATCCAATGGCATCTAGATAATGAGTCAGGCGAGTATTCAGATAGCTAAGATTTTGATCAATGATTCGTTTACGAACAAAGCTATCCTTACTTACTAACAAATCCATCAAGAACTTTTGATGTTCCATAGTACGAGTAAGCTGATTGATTTTCTCAAAACTAGTTTCTTGAATTGCTTGATGTTCCATCTCAACAATCTGTTCATCATATGGATCAGTCTCGTTACTTTTTGTTTCGATCTGAGTTAATAGATTATCAACAGTTGAACTATGGGTGACTGCTTCAGCTTCAGTATCATATATCGTACTAGGTGCCCGACCCAGACTAACAACACTATCCTTAATTTCTAAAATTTGTTCACAGTATGGGTTAGTTTCATTTGATTTAGTAGTAATCTGCTGTTGTAAGCGTTCTACTTCACCACTGTGCTTGATAGCCTCAGTCTCTGTTTTATATCGGGTAGACGGCATCTTGCCCAACTCAATTGGATTAGCAATCTTTTCATTAAGTAGAACTTGAGTAGCCGCAATCGTCGCCATTGCCTCATCTAATGCCTGCTCTTTGTCAGTTAATACTTGAGTATGCTTGTCATCATGAAACTCTTGTCCACATGCGTAGCAAGTATGAGCCCTAAGACTGATTAATTCTTTTTCAAGCTTGGCAACAATTTTTTCATCACGAGCAATGTCCGTACGGAACCTAGTGACTGATATATCAAATGCTGTTTTGTCTTTGACACGCTGATTGTATTGAGCAACTTGAATATGACTTTCTAACTCAACCGCAATGTCAATTGCGTTTAGTTTAGTATGTAATTTTTGTAGGTCACTAACTTCACGGTCACGTTTCTGTGCCCAAGCAGTCTGGCGAGCGATCAATGAGTCATACGCTTCGTTGATTTTTTGATTTTGGTTATAAATTACCAAATCCTTGTGCGATTGTAACTCAGTAAGAATATCAATCTTGGACAGCTCATCATACGCAACTACAAATTTGTTCAGGTCATCACTATGCTTTGTAGTCCACAGTTTTTGTCTTCGTTTCAAACTATCAATCTGTTCAATGACTCGTTTGTTAGCTTCTTCTACTGCTTTAACACGAAACTCTTCTGTTTGAATAGCATCCTTACTATCCTTAATAAGACTCTTGATGGTTTCTGCTTTTTCACTTAGAATAGTAATACCAAGCAACTGCTCAATGATATTACGCTGATCATTAGTCTTCATTGCCAGAAACGGTTCACTATAAGTATTCAATGCCACGATATGCTTAAACATATCTGATGACATATTCAGCGCCCGCTCAATTGCTTGTTGAGTCTCACGACTGTCACCTTGAGCATCATCCACTGCTTTTTGTAGATTGTTATCAACATAGAAACGTAGTACATTAGGCTTACGGCCGCGCTCAATCTTGTAATCAATCCCGTTGATACTGAACTCAAGCGTGACCAACATACCTTTACCGTTAGTGCGATTAACTAAGTTATCTTTTCTGATTGAGTTAATGGGTACTCCGAACAGAACATAACTAAGCCCTTGGATAAGACTAGTCTTACCAGTACCGTTACGAGCCCCGTCACCACCCATATCTAAATTCTCACCTAGAATCAGTGTTAAGTCTTGACGATCAAAGTTTACTGCTTGAGTAACTTGTCCAATCGACAGAAAGTTTTTTAAAGTGATATTTTTAAGTAGGATCATAGGGTGTTATAGATTTCCAAAAGGATTTTCTTGTCATAAAATTCAGATTCGATATTGCCGATCTGGTCAAGGATGATCTGGTCAACTGATTCAAACTTCAGTTCGCCGGTGGCAGTATCAGACGCTTGTTGATCCATTCTCATTGGTATTAAAGTCATTTCTCTTAGATTATACTCGGGTAATAATGTTTCTCGTATGAAATTGGCTTCCTCATATGAGATTTCAATGTCCAAATGAACACGAACATGACTATTAGGTAACAGCAAAGATTTTGGTGCTTCTAGTATGTCACTGAGTTTGTGAACTCTGAACAGAGGTTGTCCTGGCCAACTATGAAAGACGGGGTCGTGGCCCCAATCAAGAATCATCATGCCACGCGCATCATCACCGGCATCAGCATAGTTATGAGGGAATGCGTTACCTATGTACCAGATGTTCTTCTTTGCTTGCCGCTTGTGAAAGTGCCCACTGAACACTGTTCCAGTATTACCAAAGTCTTCGATTTGAATAGTACCGTGATCTGGCATTTCAACCATGGCATTCATGTAGAAGTATGGAAGCTCAAAGTGACCAAATGTGTATTGCGTTTTGATTTTCTTAACAGTGGCAAGATCATCTCCGACAAGCCAGGGACAGAAAGTAACATCACCGTCGGAGATGATATCATTAACTACAGTGACATTGGGAAGATAGCCAGCCCATGCCACGCTGTGAACATCCCGTTTTTCACGATAATATAGATCATGGTTGCCAGTGATGAAGAAGACTTGACTAAATGCGTTGTTAAGTTTCTCCAAACACTGCATTGAATAGTGTAGACTTAGTACATTGATACTTGCCCGATGGTTGTGCCAATCACCGCATACGATAACTGTGTCGCAGTTCTCTGATTTTGCTTTTTGAATAAACCATTCAACAAACTGTAAACAATCTTCATTGTGAACAGTGCTGTTTGATTTAAGCCCAATATGAATATCAGTGAATACTGCTGCTTTTTTAAATAAATTTGACATAGTTATATTATATACGGTTAGTGAACAAGTATCAATGAATTAGGATACCTTATTCTTCGTAGGTGGCGTTTGGATTAGCCGACTGACGCGACCAAGAAGGATTTAGCCCATTGATTTCCAGAATGTCATCACGAATATTTTGATTGCGTTTCTCAGTGTTTAGGACGCGACAGAAACTATTTGTGATAGCTGCTGTATAGTACGCAAATGGGTTAGCTGATTTGGCTTCATTGAATCGTAGCCCAACATATGTAAGCTGAAGAATAGCTGAGTTACGCATTTCATCATTGTATGTGTACCCGCGCCAATTGTATTTCATTGCGTATTTTTCGCACATCATAATGTACATTTTGGCAAGCTTCTTGGTGACCTCACCGTGATCCTTACTGAAAGTACCTGTTTCCAAATCACCGTTCCAATGAGAGTAGCCTACGCACTTGAATGTATTGTTTTCATCAAGCATAAAGTGCTTGAACGGTGGAAAGTTGACCTTAACATGGACCATGTCATCTACTTCTGTTGATTTGGTACTGCTATCTTCTAAATCAGCAAATGGATCAACTGCTGAAGTACTATCATCAAATTCAATGATATCTTTAGCAGTCCGTTTCTTTACTGTTTTGCGAGGAGCTTTGGGAGCAACGGGAACATGGTCCCATGTCATTACGCGAAACACCAGATCAGTGACTGGAATAGTTTCCGGGTCAACTTTATCAATCTTTTGACCCGTTTCCAAAGTCAGACGAATTGCGCGAGTTTCTTTAGCAAGCTGAATGGATTCGGGCAACATTGCGAATGCTAAACTGTCTTCAATTGCTGCCAGAGGCATATCAACGATAAAATCATAACGATGGTATTCTGGGTCAGTGAAGTGGCAATACGAGGTCTTGCTTGTGTGAATCTCTTTAAGAATGTCTTTGTTGTTAAGATAGTTGACTGGTTTTCGTGGTGCTGGTAATAGTGACATGCGTTCCTTTGAGTATGGTTGATCTATTATAACACATCTGAATACATAACACAAGCCTTTGTAGTTAAAAACCAGTATAAAATCAGTGATAAATACTACTAGGAAACTATTATTATCATGCCAAACTTTTTTTCGTTGCCATTGACAGCCCAAACTCAATTATCACAAGATGCGTTGTTGAAATATTATGGAGTGACGATACCTGCCACGACAGCAGATTCACAAAATAAGTTAGCATTAGCTCTCAACGCAATGGTGCCACTGGTTAATCAGATTAATAGTGCCCTTTGGCAGGGCCCGTTGGGCCCCGGTGGATTTGGCCAACCGGATCCGGGAAGGGCCGCCGCAGCCAGGGCAGCATATAATTCACCGATTCCACCTGACATACAAAATCAATTATCGGCATTAGTACCGTCTGGGTATTCATTTGAAGGAACACTAGGTCAGTTCAGTGTTACACTTAACGCAGTATACAATAGTATTGATAACCT